TCGTGTCAGTCGAAGGCCGAGCGTCTGCGCGCCGTGATCTTCGAGGGCTGGGCGATCGAGGTGCCGCTGTGCGTCGCTCATGCCGAGCTGTGGGACGACACCGCCACCAAGCGACCGACCCGACTGAGCCTGGTCAAGGCGCGCACGGTGATCCGAGAGCCATGACGCCGAGACCGTGGTGCCGACACTGCGACGTTCGCCGGGCCCGCCGGCGTGACGGGATCTGCGACGCCTGCAACGCCTACCGGGCGAAGTACTCCACGCTCCCGCCGGCCGCTGTCCTCGTGCGTCGTGAGCGCCGCGCCGATGACCGCCGACTCGAGTGTGCAGCGTTTGCGATGGCCCGTGGTGTATAACTCTTCTCATCGTCGGATGAGTGCGCCCTGATGGGTGAGTCTCCGTGCGAGCGCTGCGGCCAGGTGCATACCGGTTGCGCTGCCCACTCCCGCACTCGTGACAACGAGCCCTGCGGTAACCGGCCGATGCTCGGTCAGCGCGTGTGTCGGATGCACGGCGGGTCCAAGCCGGAGGCCAAGCGCAACGCCGAGAGGAACCTGGCTCTGACCGAAGCACAGCAGCTCGTCAACAAGTTGGGCGTGCCGATCGAGATCGACTCGGCCGATGCGCTCGAGCAGCTCGTGTGGGAGTCGGCCGGCAACGTCGCCTTCTACCGCGCCAAGGTCCAGGCGCTCAAGGACGGCGAGCTCGTTCACGACTCGATCGTCGGCAAGTCGCCCGACGTGTTCATCAAGCTCTACGACGACGAGCGCACCCGCCTGGCGCAGTACGCCTCGCTCGCACTCAAGGCCGGTGTCGACGAACGCCGGGTCCAGCTCGCCGAGATCTCGGCCACCCGTCTGTTCGATGCGCTCGTCGACGCACTCGCTGTAGCCGGCCTGACGCCGGCGCAGGAGGAGGCGATCCGTGGTGCCATCGCCAACAACCTCCGCTCAATCTCAGCGACCTGACCCGTTGTTACTGCTCGCCGAGCGCCTGGCGCCGACCGAGCGCGACGTGTTCGAGATCCTCGGTTACGAGCCCAACTGCGTCGTCCGGGAGGACGCTCGAGAGCGCGGCGTCTGGCCGTTGCCGGACCCGTGCGGCCAGTGTCCGCAGGAGCTGTTCCACTCGGCCACCGAGTTCGACGTGTTCTACGGCGGCGCCGCCGGTGGCGGCAAGACCAAGGCGCTGCTCCTCGAGGGGATCAAGAAGGCCGACAAGCACGCCGGTCTCCGGGTCGGTGCCTTCCGTCGAACCTACGACGAGCTCGCCGAGTCGTTCTTCAAAGAGCTGATCGGGATCAACTACGCCGAGGACATCGGCTGCCGGTGGAACGGCACCGACCGCGAGCTTCGTTTCCCGAACAGCTCGGTGATCCGCTTTCGCTACCTCGAGTCGGTGCAGGACGCCACTCGCCGGCAAGGTGGCGAGTACCAGCTGGTGCTCATCGATGAGCGCACGATGATCCTGCCGGCCGCCGTGTCGATCGTCATCGACGAGCGGGTCCGCTCCGGCTCGAACGTTCCGGTCATCGGCATTCGTTCGGCGAGCAACCCCGGCTCGATCGGCCACGCCTCGGTCAAGGAGCGCTACGTCGACGCCACCGACGGCGGGCTCAAGACGTACCTCGACGACTCGGGCCGCACCGTGCGGTTCATCCCCGCCAAGGTCGACGACAACCCCCACGTCGACGCCGGCTACAAGTCCCGGCTGCAATCGATCCCCGATCCTCATCGTCGCAAGGCGATGCTCGAGGGCGACTGGGACACCTTCGCCGGCCAGTTCTTCTCCGAGTGGAACCGCGAGCGCCACGTCGTTCGCCCGTTCGAGATCCCCAAGCAGTGGCGCCGCATCGCCGGCATCGACTGGGGTTTCGCCGCACCGTGGGCCGTCGAGTGGGCGGCCATCGACGGCGACCGTCGAGTGTGGCTGTACCGGGAGCTCTACGACACCGAAGTCGGCGAGCACGACCAGGCCAAGCGCATCCTCACGGCCGAGGGCGCGCTCACCACTGACGGCAAGGTCGCACGCCTACCTGGCGAGCGCGTCGATGTACGAGTCGCCGATCCGTCCATGTGGGGCCGGCGCGGTGATGCCACGCCGATCGCCCAGGTCTACGCCGGCGAGGGGTGCCACCTGTTGCCGGCCGACAACGACCGCGTCAACGGCTGGCAGCGCGTGCACAGCTACCTCGCCGAAGGCCCGGCGTGTCGCCTTCACCGTGCGCTGGGTTGGGAGACCTGCCCATGGCTCCACGTGTTCGAGACCTGCGTAAACGTCATCCGCACACTGCCGGCGCTGCCGCACGACGACAAGAAGCCCGAGGACGTCGACACCGACGCCGAGGACCACGCGCCCGACGCTCTTCGCTACCTGTTGATGCGGCTGTCGGTTCCGCAGGCGGCCAAGGAACGTAAGCCCGAGCCCGAGACCATCCAGGAGCGGATCGACACGCACCTGGCCGAGCGCATCCGCAACAAGCGCCGGCGGTCCGGCGCCGTCATCGGCTCGTAGCCGCACTCAACGATCGGAGCGCCCATGCGCGACATGCTCGACGACACACTCAACTCACTGCAGACGGCCGCCGCCGCTACCGGCAACGGCACGCAGCTCGATGTGCACGGCTACGCCGCCGTCGTGGTCCAGGTCACCGGCACGTTCTCGGCGACGCTGACCCCGGAGATCACCCTCGACGGCACCAACTGGGTGACCGCCGAGGGCATCAAGGTCGCCGACAGCTCGAGGGCGTCGACGGTGACGGCCGCTGGCATCTACGTGTTCCCGGTGCTGGGGTGCGAGTATTTCCGGCTCCGGGTCTCGGGCTACGTGTCGGGCTCGGTCACAGCCAAGGCACGCGGCATCAGCGGCGCAGCGGGTGCGCTGATGCCCGATGTGCAGCTGTCGACCGGAGCGATCACGGTCGGCACCGTCGACCAGGGCGCCGCCGGCTCGGCATCGTGGAAGGTCACGCAGGCGACGAACACCGCCGGCGTGGCCACACACACCGCCGACAACACGGTGACCAACGCATCCGAAGCGATCCTCGCTGCGAATGTCGACCGCAAGGCGGCGATCATCCAGGTCGTCAGCGGCGGGAATGCCCGCGTCGCCATCGGCGTGACCGCTACGACGACACTCGGGGTACAGCTCGCCGCCGGCGGCCCGCCGCTCATCCTGCAGGCGCCGTTTTGTCCCACCGTTGCGATCAACGCCATTCGCGAGGGCGCCAGCGACGCGGTGATCCAGGTCGTGGAGATCGCATGACGGTCGAACTTGGTGGAAGGCCGGGGGTGTCACCACGCCAGGTCGCCCTCAACCCCCTCAGCGGGTTCACGAACGTGTCCGGTGCATGGACGCCGGGCTTCTCGACGGTGCTCTACAAGGGCGGGTACCTCCTCAGTCCCAACAACGTCGGCGACGCGGTGTCGTGGCTCGTCGCCCTCGAGGCCGGTACGTACACGCTCGACGCCTACCTGTGGAAGCAGGTCAACGGCGGCACGATCACGGTCAAACTCGATGGCGTCAGTGTCATGGGAACGATCGACGCTTATGACGCAGCCGGCACCAGCGACAAGGTCAGCCAGGCGGGCATCGTCGTAGCCAGTCCCGGCCTGCACACGCTGCGTGTCGACGTCATCGGCACCAATCACGGCAACCAGAACGTGTACCTCCTCGAGTTCGTCTTCACTCGGACGGCCTAACTCGTGGCGACGGCGGTCCTCAGCAACGTCATCAAGGACCCGTCCGGCACAGCGGTCGCCGACGTCGTCGTCAACATCCGACTCTGGCCGGGGATCGGCTTCCGCGAGTCGGACAACTCCGAGATCGCCCAGCTCGTCAGCGTCATTTCAAACGGATCCGGCGCCTGGTCGGCTCCGCTCGAAAAGACTGACGACATCTTCCCAGAGGGGAGCTACTGGCAGGTCGAGGAACAGATCCCAGAGGACAGGGGCGGCCCCAAGCAGTGGCTGTGCGCGCTGACCGCGAACTCGACGGTGGCGGCCGCTCGGGTCAATCCGGTTCTCGCCACTGGGCTGACAACGTTTCTTACTCAGGTCCAGGGCGATGCTCGATACATCCAGCAGATCGTCGGCACCGCGCTCGCGGGGCGCGGTGCCTTCGCCGTCCGGCCGGCTTCGGGGACGGCGGGCCAGATCTATGTCGCTGAGGACATCAACCGCTGGTACGAGTGGAGCTCGACGTCGGGTCGGTGGATTGCTCCTGACGAGGCGCTCGGCTTCAACCCGCAGGACTACGGCGCCCTCGGCAACGGCGTTGCCGACGACGGCCCTGCCATCACCTCCACCTCTCTTGCCGCGGGCACCGGCGGCATCGTCCGCTTCCCCGAGCTCGTGTTCCGCATCGTCACCCCGGTCGTCATCTCCGCTTTGGGGAACCAGCACTGGATCGGTACGCGATCCAACACGACGACGAGCGGGTCGATCATCCGCTGCTCGACCAATGGCATCGCTGCGGTCACTCAGCTCGACGGTGGCTTCACCTTCTCGAACCTCAATTGGGACCTCACCGGCACGTCGACCTCAAAGGCGCTCGTGCTCGGCAACTCCTCCACGCTGGCCTCAGGCGGCAAGATCCTCAACTGCGGTTTCTTCGCCTGCTACCACGCGATCTCACTTCGCCACTGCTCGGACGTGCTGATCCAGGGCGGCAACTTCGAGGCGAACGTCATCGCCATCGCCGCCGTCGACACCGGCACCTACATCCCAGACGACCTCGCCGGCGGCACCATCCAAGCCGACCAGATCCAAATCCTCGGCAACGCCTTCTACCGCAACAGTCAGTCGATCGAGTTCGACTACGGCGTGGACGGCCAGATCAACGACAACTTCTTCCTGCAGGACGACGGGCCCGCTTACGGGGGTGGAGCGCCGAGCATCTTCTTGAACACGGCGAACTGCAACCGCTTCACCGTCGCGAACAACAACGGCGACACCCTCGGCGGGCTGTTCGTCAACATCGAGATCTCCTCGTACCACGCGATAACCGGCAACGTCATCCGCAACTGCAAGCGGGGTGGCATCCGGGACAACGGCGGGAACAGCGTCATCTCACACAACGTGCTGTTGACCGGCAGCGCCATCGCCGCCAACACGCACGACGGCATTCTCTTGTCGGGCAACCGATCGGTGGCGATCGGCAACTACGTGAGCTCGGGGTGGCGCTACTGCATGCACGTCACTGGCGGCAACAACACCTACGGAATGAACGTCTTGATCAACGCTGCGACGGCGTCGATCAACGACGTGGGCAGCGGCAGCAAGCGGTTGCTTAACGACATCGCCGAAGGGGTCTCCCGGATCATCGGCGAAAAGCTCATCGTCACTTCGGGCATCGGCGTGGGCGCCGGCGTGCTGACGGCAGCGACGACGCCCGGTTCGGTCGTGAAGAAGATGCAGATCTTCGACGACACCGGGGCGTCGGCCGGCTTCATCCCGGTCTACAACGCCATCACCTGAACCACGACCCGCCGGCTAGTACCGCCGCGGCCACTGATCGGAGCCGAACACCATGCCCGTAACCGTTGTCGACACCTATCCCGACGGCACCGCGAACGGGGGCTGCTGCTACGTCTGCGGCGCCGCGCAGCGCACGGTTGACGGCGGTGTCCTCGAGCGCGTCGTCGACCTCGGCATCACCATCGAGTACGAGGGGCACCTGCTCGCTTGCGAGTCCTGCATCACCGAGGCGGCACGAGGGCTCGGGATGTTGACGCACGGCGAGGTCGAGGCGCTCGTCGAGAGCGTGGCGTTCAAGGACGCCGAGATCGCATCGCTCGAGAAGCGGGCGCACGAGGCGGAGGAGGCCTTCGAGGCCATCCGGCGGCACGACTACGGCGCCGGAAGCGCCGCGGTGTCGTGGGCATCTGGGGGCAATGGAACACCCGACAACGACAAGGAGAGCGAAGTGGGCAAGAACGAGGAGTACGACAAGAACAACGCGGTGACGCCGGCCGATGTGCAGGACACCGCGCAGGACTGGGACCACGCAGCGGCACCCGCACAGGGCACCGTTGAGCGGGCTCCGGAAGGCCTCGCCGACGGCGGGCCGCCCAAGGGTGAGAACGCCGACGACGCGCCGACGCAGATCACCAAGGCCAAGATGGACGAGCGCGGCGTCGAGGTGAAGGTCCCCGAGCCCCAGGCCGACCCGGAGAAGCGGGCACTGCGCGACGGCGGGACGCCGCCGCCGGCCGAGGACAAGGCACCGGCCAAGAAGGCCACGCGTGCCACGAAGGCGGCCAAGAAGTCCTAGTGGTCTACGTCCTCGCTGCCCTCCTCGTCGCCTCGTGGGTGACGCAGCTGATCCGTGAGCGTCAGGTCGCCGTCGAGAGGCGGCGACTGCTCAACGCGGCAATGGCCCGCGACGCGGCCGAGCTCGTCACCCTCGAGCGGATCGACCAGCGGCCCCGCCGCCGGCGCCCGCGCAAGGACGACGACGACGAGGCGGGCGACACCCAGCTCGTCGGTCTGGCCTAGTCGATGGCCAAGCCGATGACCGCGGCCGAGTTCATCGGCCAGGGCAGCGAGACACCGACGACTTCCGAGCTCACGAGCCAGATCAGCGCGGGCAAGGTCAAGGAGCTCTACGACAAGGGCACCAAGGCCACTCGCACCGAGACCCGCAACCTCTGGATCAACCGCAGCTTCCTGGGCGGCGAGCAGTGGATCGTCTGGAACGATCAGCAACGCCGCCCGCAGACAGCATCGCCGGACCCCGACGGTCGGCTTCGCATCACGATCGACCGGCTCCTGCCGTGCAGCCGCACCATCATCGCCAAGCTGCTCCGCCGCCAGCTCGTGTTCCAAGTGCCGGCGACGAGCAGTGACGACGATGCGAACCGCGGGGCCCGGAAGGCTCAAGCGGTTCTCGCTCACTGCGCCCGGGATCAGAACTGGGAGGGCCTGCGCGAGGAGGCCGGCTGGGCGATGTGGCAGGGCGGCACCGGCCTGCTGTGCCTCGACTGGGACGCGGCGGCCGGCCAACCGCTCGGACAGACCGTCAACGGCCGCGACTACGGCACCGGCGACGTCTGCGCGACGGCTCTCGCCGTCAACGAGGCGACGACGCAGCCCGGCACCCGCGACATCGAGCGGGCCCAGTGGTGGATCAAGTCGGTGGCCCTTCCGCCCGAGGTCGTGCAGGAGACCTATCGCCTGCCGAAGGTGCCGAAGCCCGACGCCTCGGCTGCGCTCTCACCGCTGCAGTTCAAGCTGCTGCGTTCGGATCGCAGTGACTCGCCGATGTCGCTCACGTTGGTGCTCACCTACTACGAGCGGCCGAACCGCAACAACAAGGCCGGCCAGGTCGCCGTCGTCGTCGACGGCCGCGTCGTTCAGCGCGGTGCGTGGCCGTTCCCGTTCAAGGACCGGCTCAACGTCGTCGCCATGCGCGAGACCCGCATCCTCGGTTCGTGGACCGGCGACACGGTGCTCAGCAAGGCGGTCAGTCCGCAGGTCGCGCTCAACCACGTCTACTCCTCGATCGTCGAGCACTCCAAGAAGGCCGGCAACGCCCGGCTCTTCGTCCCCGAGGGCAGCCTCGACATCATCGACTCGCTGTCGGACGAGCCCGGCGAGGTCGTGCCGTATCACGCCGCTCCCGGCATCCCGCCGCCCGGCTACCAGTCGCCGCCGAACCTGCCCAGCTACCTCGAGAACCTCGTCGGCCGCCTCGAGGCCGAGATCGACGACATGTTGGGCGTCCACGACATCAGCCGCGGCGAAGCGCCGTCGGGCGTCCACGCCGGCGTTGCACTGCAGCTGCTCTCCGCCCAGGACGACACGCCTCTCGGCCGCATGGCGAAGGAGATGGCGGAGGGCTTCGGTCGCTTCGCCACGCTCGTGCTGCAGACCTACGCCGCCAAGGTCAAGAACACCCGCAAGGCGCGCGTGCAGACCAACGGTCAACGCCCCGAGGAGGTCAAGTGGACCGGCAGCGACCTGTCGGATCAGACCGAGGCCGAGGTGCCGCTCGAGGCCGTGCAGCCGCGCAGTCGCGACGCTTCGTTGCAGTTCGCGCTGCAGCTCAAGCAAGAGTTCCCCGACCTGCCGATGCGGGTCTTTGCCACGATCGCCGATCTCCCCGGCACCGACGATCTTCTCGCCGGCGTGAGTCCCGCAGTCGAAAAGGCGCGACGTGAGAACCACGAGCTCGCCATCGGCATCGTCTGCATCCCCGCCGACTTCGACGATCATGCCCTGCACATCGAGGAGCACAACCGCTTCCGCATGAGCGAGCGCTACGAGTCGCTCCCGCAGGCCGTCCGCAACATCGTCGACGATCACGTCCAGGCGCACGAGACCAAGGCCGCCGAAGAGGCCGCTCTGCAGCAGGCCAAGGCCAGCGTGCATCCCGCTCTCGCGGCCGCCGCACAGGCCGGCCAACCGCCCGGCTCGATGGGCGGACCGAACGCTTTGCCGTCGCCTCCACCGATGCCGCCCGGCATGCCGCCGGAGATGGCCGCACCTCCTGGCGGCGACGCACCTCCGCCCGATCTGGCCCTACCACCGCAGTAACCCGACAACCCGAAAGGACCAGCCCCGATGGCTGAACCCAGCATTGACGACGTTCTCGACCGACTCGAGGACGAGATGCCCGACGACGACGCCGAGCCGACACCCGCGGCCCCAGCGGCCGCTGCGGAGCCGCCGGCACCAGCCGAGCCTGCCGAACCTGCTGCACCGGCGCCAGCTGCGACCGAGCCTGCCGGCGACAGTTGGCTCGACACGCTCCCGCCCGAAGCCGCCAAGGAGATCCGCCGCCTCCGCGGCGAGTCGCAGAACTACCGCCAGCGCGCCCAAGCCGCCGAGTCGGCATTCGCCGGTCTCGACGAGCCCGACCGCGCATACATGATCGACCTCGTCCGCAAGACGGGCGACTCCGATCCGGCGGTGCGCCGCGAGGCCGCTCAGGAGTACCGGGCGATCGCCGAGTATCTCGCCGGCGAGGGCATCGACATGGGTGGCGACGACGGTGGCGCCCAGCAGCAGTACCTCACTGCGGATGATCTCAACCGTGTGCTCGACCAGCGCGAGCGCCAACGGTCGATCGAGATGGCAACGCAGGGCGTGATCGACGAGGCGAAGGGCCTCGGCTACGACACCGAGTCGCCCGAGTACATCCAGTTGCTGTGGATCGCCAACAACCGCACCGGCGGCGACATCAAGGCCGCACACGCCGAGGTCCTCGCCGAGAAGCAGCGGTGGGTCGACCACTACCTCGCACAACAGCAGGCCGCCGCCGACGGTGGCGTGACGCCGGCACCCCCGACGGGTGTGGCGCCATCCGGCCAACTCGAACCACCGAAGAGCCTCGCCGAGGCAAAGGCGGCGATGGACGGTTTCCTCGACGCACAAGGCATCGCGTAGCCGGCTGATCCGGCACGCCCCCGAAGTTCTCCCAGAGCGGCCCGATGCCGCTGCCGCAGGTCCCTGGTGGATCGATCCGGCTCCTGGAACCAGCAACCCCACGAGCTGACGCGCACACGCGCGTCCAACCACCAAGGAGCAACTACCGATGGGCCTTTCACTGTCCACCGCGTCCGCCGCGCTCAAAGAGTTCTACGAGCCCGGCATGCGCGAACAACTCAACAACGACATCCCGCTGCTCGCGCAGCTCGAGAAGAACACCGAGGACATCGAGGGCAAGCGAGCGGTCCTGTCGCTGCACACTCGACGCAACTCCGGTGTCGGCGCCCGCGCCGAGCTCGGCACCCTGCCGACCGCTGGGAACCAGGGCACGGCCGAAGAGCGCGTGCCCACGCTGCAGAACTACGGCCGGATGCAGGTCTCCGGTCCGACGATCCGGGCCATGCGCACCAACCGCGGCAGCTTCAAGCGAGCGATCGCCATGGAGTCCGAGGGCCTGGTGCGCGACCTCAAGCGTGACGTGAATCGTCAGGCGTGGGGCACCTCAGACGGCGTCATCGCCACCTGTGGCACCACGTCCGGCGCCGTAATCGTCGTGCTGGCCGCGACCACCTCGGACGTCAAGCTGCGCCAGCTCGAGGTCGGCATGGTCATCGACATCGCCGACACCGCAGACCCGCCGGTGATCATCACCAACGGCTCGGCCCGGACGATCCAGTCGGTCGATACGACCAACAAGACCGTCACGATCGACGCCGCCGGCGGCAACGTCACCACCTCGAGCTCACACCGGATCTACCGGTCGGGTGCAGGCGGCGGCGGCGCATCCCAGAAGGAAATCACCGGCATGCAGTCGATCGTGGCTTCCTCGGGCACGCTGCACAACGTCAACCCGACCGTCGACCCCTCCTGGGTGGCGACGGTGGACTCCAACGGCGGCACCAATCGCTCGCTGTCGGAGAACCTGATCGCCAAGGCGATGCAGAACGCACAGATCCTCGGCGGCGGCTGGGCCAAGATCCTCATCGGATCGCCCGGCGTCATCCGTGCGCTGTCGAACCTGCTGACGAGCCTCAAGCGCTTCCCTGGGACCACCAACCTCAAGGGCGGCTATTCGGGTCTCGACTTCACCGCCGGCGGCCCCACGATCCCCGCCGTCTGGGACCGTGACTGCCCGGCAAACAGCCTCTACGGACTCGACACCGATCACCTCACCGAATACCAGATGAGTGATTGGGAGTTCATGGAGGAGGACGGCAACGTGCTCAACCGAGTTGCCAACGTCGACGCCTACGAGTCGACGCTCTTCAAGTACCACGAGGTGGCGACGGACAAGCGCAACGCGCACTTCGTCATCAAGGACATCACCGAGGCCTAGGCCTCACCACCGCACGACTGACGGGGGCCCCTTCGGGGGCCCTCGTCGCGCGGTCCGACCTTTCTCTCGCACAAGGAGCCAGATATGGCAGCAGCTGCAGTCGTTTCCCAGCAACTCAATGTCGTCGGCAACCGGCGCGTTGTGTCGGCGCTGCTCACGGCGCCGGCCGACACGAACACATGGGACACCGGTCTCGTGTCGATCGACAACGTCCAGATCACAGCGGCATCCGCGTCGACCGTGGCCGCCGACTCGATCGCAGTGGACTCGATCTCCGGCGGCGTCGTGACCTTCCAGGTCGCCGGAACCGCCCGCGACTGCTACGTGCAGGCCGTCGGGATCTAGGTGCACCGCGAGGCGACCCTCGGCAGGGTCGATCACCCCGACCCACTGCGCCTCGACACCGGGCGCGAGCTCGAGCTCATCGTCGACCCCCTGGCGGACAAGCTCGCCAAGGGTGACTCGATCCTCGGGTGGGAAGGCGACGAGCGCCTGGCGCTCTACGTCGATCGGCGCGGCCGAACCTGGGAGCTGTTCCGGCTCGAGCACGACGGTCTCTACCGGGGCGTCATGCGCTTCCCGGCCGAGCAGTGGCGCGGCCCCGATGTCGTCGCCGAGATGATCGTGCAGCTCATCGCTTCCGACACGCGCCGAGGCTTCGACCCGTTCGCTGCGATCGAGCGTCACCAAACCGAGCTCGAGCGCGCCAAGGCGGCCGAGCGTGAGGCCTTCTACGACGAAGCCGCCGACCGGCTCGCCCACGGGCTCATCAAAGACGGCGTCGACTGAGCGATGAACCGAGCCCAGCTGCGCGAGGCGACCTACGACAAGCTCGGTGTCGACTCGACCGACCCGCGCCTTGGCACCGCTCGCATCGATCGCCTTATCAATGAGGCGCTGCACTGGATCGAGACGGACAAGGACTGGCCGTGGCTAATGACGTCGACGACGTTTTCGACTGCCGCCGGCACCGGCGCCTATACCGCTCCGACTGACTGGCTGCGCACCCGCTCACTGCGTATCGCCGACTACTCGCCGCTTGAGGTCCGATCGAGCGAGGAGCTCGACTACGACTACCCGCTCTCGACCGAGCAGGGCGTCCCGACTGCCTTCGGCTTCGAGGGGGACCAGCTGCTGCTGCGCCCGCTGCCGAGCGGCGTTTACACCGTCACACACCGCTACGTGCGCATGGAACCGGACCTCAACAACGACGACCAGTCGCCCCTGATGCCCGCCAGCTTTCACCCGGCGATCGCCGAGGTCGCCGCCTATCTGTCCCTCCGTCGCACCCGGGAGGAGGAACGGGCCGCCGTCGCTTTCGCCGCCTACAAGGACTGGCACGAACGGATGGTCGACAACCGCCGGCGGACCCAGGGCACTCCCAGTGTTCGGATTCGTCCGGGCGGCTGGATCTAGATGCCGCGCCGGGTCGTCGTTTTCGATCGTTTCGATGCCGGAGAGTTCGGCCTGCTCGGCGAGCGCGAGGCACCTCGCGGCTCATGGACCGGCAAGAACGTCCTGCGTTATATCGACGGTTCGATCGGCCCCCGCAGCGGCCTTGTCGATATGGCCACGACGAGCACGCCCACGGGCGCCGTCGCCGGCTTCGGCCACAACCCGAGCGCCGGCAAGGTGTGGTTCGTCATCGGCCGGAACGTGTACCAGGTCACCGATGCACCCGGAAATGCCGTCGTCACCGTCGGCACCAACGTCATCACCGCGACACCGACCAACCGTGTCCGCGGCATCGACACGACGTACAACACCACCGCCTTCGCCGTGCTCGACGACCAGGGGTACTACATCGACCACGCCGGCGCCGCCTGCACTGCGCTGACGCAGATGCCCGGCGGCCGCACCGCCGCTCGCCTGGGTGATCGCTACGTCACGGCAGGCAAGTCGGCCAACCCCAACCGCGTGTACTTCTCGGCTCCCGGGCTCGTCGACACCTGGGACCCCACCGACTACTTCGATGTCGGCGGGCCCTCGCCAATCACCGGCCTTCATGGCAGCGGCTCGCGTCTCGTGATCGTCAAGGCCGAGGGCTCGTGGTGGGTGCTCACTGGCGTTCCTGGCGTCAATGACGTATTGCGCGAGATCGTGCGGGGCGCGTCACCGTCACCCGACGCCATCGCTGCGGTCACTCGCCAGGCTGTCGCCGGCGACGGCAAGGTGTGGTTCCTCCCGTACAACGGCGAGTACCCGACCGTGTTCACCGGCAGTCCTGGAATGCGGCACGAGGACTACCTGACCCTGACCAAGAACGGCGACACGTTCCCGGACTCAGGCACGCCAAAGATCGGCGTCACCGGCCTGCTGATGCCCGATGAGATGTTCTTCGCCACTGGCGCCAACAGCGGCAGCTACGACAACCAGGGCCTGCTGCTGCACAACGGCGTGTGGTCGAGGCACACGTTCGGCAAGAACATCTCCGGTTGGGTGGAGGGCCTCAACGACACCTACCGGCGCGTGTTCCTCACCGACGGCGGCGCCGGCGGCGTTGCGCCGAAGTTCTACATCTGGCACTACGGCAACACCCGCCCGCCGTTCGCCGCCAACGCCTATGAGAAGAACACGGATGCGGGGACGGCGTTCACATCGGAGTTCACCCTGCCGGCCTGGTGGCACGAGGTCGAAGGCGAGTTCCTCGTCGCCGGCGTCACCGTCGAGTTCCGCAAGTGGGCGCATGGCTACGGCGGCAACAACAGCTTCACGGTCGAGGTCACTCCGTTGCACATCGACGGAGGCGAGGGCGCGGTCGTCAACGACACATTCACCGAATCAGCCGCGACGCCGACTGGTGGCGTCGCTGGTCAAGACGATGCCTTTACGGCCACGTTCGCCGACGACACCGCATCGGGCGAAGGCGTGCGAGTGAAGATCACGGGCATCGTCGGTTGTGCCATCCAGAAGGTGCGGGTGCTGCTCGACGAACGTCCGCAGCGATCGGTGGATTCGAGTGCCTAGCGGTAAGGCGCTCGTCACGTTCGCCGATTTCAGTGGCGGTGAGTTCGGCCTCCTGGGCGACGTCATCGCACCAAAGGGCAGCTTCACCGGCAACAACGTCGTGCGGCTCCTCGACGGCACGCTGTGTCCTCGTTCGGGTCTCGTCGACCTGGCGCCCTCGGGCATCCCCGCCGGCGTCGTCCGCGGCTTCGGCGTGCACCCCTACCAGCAGAAGGCCTGGGTCATCGTCGGAACCGCCGTGCGCGACTTCGGGCTCTCAGCGCTGTCACCGGCGTCGCGATCGCTCGGCTCGCTCGACGCCGCAGTGTCCGGCCGGATCCGCTCGGTCGTCAATGTCGGCGACTCGACGTACATCACGAACTACGGCGACAAGGTCTACACACTCGACCACGGCGCCGGGACGGTGGCAGGTGTCAGCGGGTCACCCGGCGGCCGTGTCGTGACGCTGTTCGCCGATCGCATGCTCGTTGGCGGCACCGCTGCTCATCCCAATCGGATCCAGTACTCGAGGTGGCGTAACTACACCGACTGGCCGGCGGCCGGCTTCATCGACCTGGGCTCCGCGGATTACCCGATCGTCGCCCTGTTCGGCGCAACGCATCAGCTGGTGGCGGCCAAGACCGATTTCTCGTGGTGGACGTTGGCCGGCATCCCTCCGATCTCCGAGCGTTGGGGCAAGGTCGCCCGCGGTCTGCGACCGGGCGATACCACCGCAGCGCCCACGCGCTGGGCCCTCGTAGGTGGCGAGGACACCTGGTTTGTGGCCGAGGAAGGCGACTATCCGGTGCGCGTCGCCGGTGACAAGTTCCAGCGCCTCGAGCATCTCAGTCTCACCGCTCTCACGGGGGACTACGACGACACGGGCAACACGCCGAAGGTCGGCATGGCGGGCCTGGCCAAGTCCGAGGAGCTGCTCGCGGTCACCGGCGGCAACGACTCGATCTACGACGACCAGGCGCTGCTCTTCCACCGCGGCGTGTGGACCAAGCACGCCTTCGGCAAGTCGATCTCTGGCTGGGTCGACGGCCGTGAGGACACCTCGCGACGGGCGATCATCTGCGACGGCGGCGCCGCCGGCACGGCCGCCAAGTTCTATTCGTGGAGCTACGACCTCGATCGCCCGCCCTTTGACGGCAAGACGTTCGAGTCGCTCGACGACGCCGGCGTCGCCTTCACCTCCGAGTTCACGCTGCCCGAGTTCGTCGATCCCAAGCAGAACGAGATCTCGCTCGTCGGCGTCGTCGTCGACTTCAAGAAGTGGAACCACGGCTTTGGCGGCGACAACACGATCACCGTCGAAGTGACACCGACGCACCGTGACGGCAGCGGCGACGGGGCTCCGCAATCGACGACATTCACCGAGGACGCCGCCGAGGCGTCGGTATCGGGAACGACCGATAGCCGGCGGCTGACCTTTGCCAACACCAACTTCGCCTCCGGCTTCCGGCTCAAGGTCACCGGCATCGTGGGGTGCGCCATCCAGCGCCTGCACCTCTTCTACGACACCCGCCCGGTCCAGGGCATCTGATGGCTGATCAGTACTTCGAGTACCTCACCAACACACAGGCGATTCTCGATGCGCTCGGACTCAAGAAGCTCGGCCTCGATGCGAAGATCGTCAAGGCGATCGACGGCGTCGCCGAGGCCTTCAACAACAGGGACCGCGAGCTCGAGGACTTCCTCGACGGCACGTGGGTCACCAGCGCCGGTGCGAACGACATCGCCGTCGGCACGACACCACTCAGCCGTGTCGGCTTCCAGGTGCAGGGCGGGTCAACGGTCATCACGGCGACCGCCGGCGGCGCCGACATCGTGTTTCCCAGTGCCTTCCCCCACGGCCTGGTCTGCGTTGTCGTCAGCGCCGGGGATGGACACACCGGTGGCGAGACCGTGCAGTCGGTCCAGTCGTCGAAGTCGCTGCAGGGTTTCAAGGCTCAGATCATGTCGGGCTCCACGGAACGCACAACCGGTTCGTGGCGCGTCGACTGGCTCGCATTCGGTTTCTAGGAGGACACATGGCCGCAGACGGTGGGATGTATGTAAAGAACCCGGGCGCTCCGAACACCACCGGTAGGTCCACCTACTCGCAACCGCGCCCGGAGGCGCCACCGCCGGCGAAGCCGTACACGTTTGCGGATCGCTCGCGCGAGCTGATGGCTCGCCCGGCACCCGCGACCGAACCGGCGGACTACGGCTACGCGAGCGGCGGCGGCGGTGGCTATGCCGATCCGTTCGGCGGTGCAGGGCTTGCGGGTGGCTCCGCCGGCATCGGTGCCGGACCGGCGTCCCTGGGCGCGAATCCGGCCTATCTCGCCTTCCTTCGAGCGCTGGGCGCCGAAGAGTCGGATCTGCGTGCGTCGGGCGCGAGCCGGATCGACCTGCTCAACCGTGAGCTCTCGCGTCGGCTGCCTGAGATCTCCTTCGCCGGCGAGGAGGCGCGGCGCAACATCGCCGGCAACATGGAAGCCCGCGGGCTCTACCGATCAGGTGAGACCGAGAAGGGCCTGAGCCGCCAGCGGTATGCAGAGGGGCAGGCGACGAGCTCCCTCGAGGGCACGACGGCCGACCAGGTCGCCGCGGTCAACTCCGAGTTGCAGCGGAGGTTGTCCGAGATCGCACGCCAACGCGCCGAGCAGACGCTCACGAGCGCCGGACAGAGCTACCTCGGGGCTTACTGACCAACGTGCCGGACTTGGCGCCGTTCCTCGAGCAGCTCGCGCAGCGTGTGGCGACGGCCCGGTCGGGTATCGCGGACGCTGGTATCGGCCCGGCGGCATTGTCGTCGATCCCGCACGCCGATCCTTCCGTGCTCCTCAACGCTGTGGCGACGCAACGGGCGGCTCCGCCCATCACGACGCCCTACGACGGCCATGGTGGCAATGGCACCGCTGCCGGACTGCAGAGCGAATTCCAGCGGCGGCTCAGTGCGATGTTCGCTGCCGCACCGGGCAAGCTCGGCGTCAAGAGCGGTCGCCGCTCCAACGCCGAGCAGTGGGCGCTCTGGAACCGCTCCGACAAGACCGGCAAGTACGTGGCGCGCCCGGGTCACTCGAAGCACGAGGAAGGCATCGCCGCCGACCTGGCCTACTCCTCGCCGGCACTCGTCAAGTGGGCCCACGCCAACGCCCGGCAGTTCGGGCTGTGGTTTCCAATGCAGTACGAGGATTGGCACGTCGAGCCGATCGGATCGCGGGGGTGAGCACGCAGGTCGCCGATTACCTGCGCGGGCTGCAGGAGCGGGTAGCGCTCGCCCGTCAGGGCATCAGCGGAATCGCCGATGCGCCGGCGCCACTCGCCGAGGTTCCCCGCATCGATCCCCAGCAGCTCGCGCAGTCCGTAGCGGCGCAGCAGCCGGCCGCGTCGTCGATAGGGCTTGCATCGGCGCCGGGTGGTGTCTCGTTCAAGGCCAACCTCGCAGGCCTCAACCTTTCCCCGGCCGAGGCCTGGATCATCCAGCGCGAGTCGGGCGGCAGCACGACAGCACGGAATCCGCAGGCTGTGATCTCCGGCGGGAAGAACCTCGGCCACGCCTTCGGCCTGGGCCAGCTCGTCGATACCAACCGGCAGTCCTACGCCCGGCAACTCGGCATCGCCAACCCGGACACGACTGACCCCACCCAGCAACTCGCCATGTTCCGCCTGTACGTGAGGCAGCGCTACGGGACGCCAGAGCAGGCGGTCGAATGGTGGAGGAGCCACGGTTGGTATTGACCCAGAGGTGTTACACCGCGCTGGTACTAATGACGCATGAAGCGTTGTCCGAAGTGCGGCGAGACCAAACCACTCACCGAGTTCTGGAAGAACCGGTCGACGAGCGACGGCGTGCAGGCGTGGTGCAAACCCTGTTGGTACGAGACCACCAAGGCGCAGCTCACTGGACCGGATCGTGAGCGCGCCCTGCGGTGGCGTCGCTACACCCATCTCATCCGCAAGTACGGCATCACCGCCGACCAATACGACGAGATGCTGGCCGCTCAGGATGGCGGCTGCGCCATCTGCCACACCGCGCTCGACTGCATCGGTCGGCGACTCGCTGTTGACCACGATGCCGATTCGGGTCACGTCCGCGGCTTGCTCTGCTCGCAATGCAATCGAGCGATCGGTCAACTCGCTCACGACCCCGAACGCATCCGCCGCGCCGCCGAGTACTTGGAGGCTGCTGCCGTCGTTTGAAGGAGGCCCACTTGGCTGACACCTACGACGAAGCCGGATCCCAGATCGATCAGCAAAAGGCCGCTCAGCTCGCGGCGATGGCTCAGTACGGGAGCCAGGGCCAGAGCGCGTTCATCCAGGCGCAGAACGACGTTCGCTCCCAGCGCGAGATGGCGATCAACTCGGCCATCGCCGAGGCGGCCAATCGCGGTGCGCCGCCGGAGATGATCGAGCGGCTGCGGAGCCAGATCGGCCAGCCCTATGACCGACGGATGTCGGACATGACGTCGGCCGCGGGCATGGCGGGCTATGACCAGTCGCGTCGGCTCGCCGACATCGAGAGCTACTTCGGTCAGGTCAAGGCGTCCATCCCCGCGCTGCGCACCATCCACCAGGGCAAGCTCGCCGAGCTCAACGCCAAGGCCGCCAAGGACGCTCAGAACGACAGCCTCGAGGAGCGCCGGTTGCGGCTCTCAGAGGCCCGGCTCGGCCTGGACGAAAAGGAGTTCTTCGCCGGCCTCAATGACGACGGCACCAAGAAGGTCAAGACGGCGAACCTCAACGGGCTGGCGGGGGAAGTGGTTGACCAACTTCGGGCGAAAGACTCGTACGTGAAGGCAAAAGAGCGTGTCGACCAGTTCGTGCGCGAAGGCTTGGGCAAGGACGACATCAAGAAGCGCATCAATTCGTTTGTGTCCCTCTCGAGCCAGCCAGCGCTGCGCCAGTTGCTGATCGGTGAGCTCGACACGTACGCACCCACCAAGTCGACGCCTCCGAAGGCGATGTACGACGTTCGCACAGCGGCTAAGCGCGCCGGGGTCAACTACGACCTGCTGTCGAAGGGCAAGCGTTTCAAGAGCGTGTACAAGGACGCCCTCGACACCTACGCCGATGGCATCAAGCACAAGTGGAACTTGCGTGACATAGACGACGGTCTCCGCTCAGGGTTTGTCGACAAGTACGGCAACGATTTCCCCGAGCTCCGCAAGATGATCCGCGCGATGTACGGAGGCCGATAGGTGCCCAGCCTCATCGACGGAGGCAAAGGCGGCGGCTCGACGAGTGGTGGTGGTTCGTCAGGCGGCAGCCTGCTGAATCATGGATCTGGCTCGTCGAGCGGTTCGTCGAAGCCGAAGAAGAAGAACCTGCTCTCCAAGATCGGTGGCGTCACCGGCGGTGGCGTAAAGGGAGCGCTCGATGTTCTTGATCGCGGCACTCAGACGGTCAAAGTGCTCGCCGGGAACCGTGCGCACGCCGACGACGAATACCGCGGCACTGGTGGTCTCTTGCGTGAACTACGTGATGCTGCGTCCGGGCGACGGAAGCAAAGCTTCCAGAAAGCGATTCTCGGCGAGGAGAAGGTCAAGGGGGCGGCGGGCTTTGCCCTGAATTTTGCCGGGGACATTGCTCTAGACCCGACGACATATGTTTCGTTCGGCACCAGCGCTGCGGCGAAGGTCGGCCTCAAGCACGTAGCTGAGTCAGCGGGCAAGGACGTGGCCGAGGAGGTGGCCAAGCGCGGCGCCAAGAAGGTGCTGCAGGGCGATCTGCGCAAGAAGGTTGCCGAGCACATCGCTGCACAGGAGGGTGGCTCGGCCAAGGCAGCCGACAGGGTACTCAAGGCGCTCGATCGCAACGCCCAGGGCGGCGTGAAGGTCGCTGGCCACACCGTCATTCCCGAGGGGAAGATCCCTGGCGCCGCAGCGGCCCGCCAAGCCGGACGCAAGCTCGCAGACCTCAAGCCACTCGCCGCGATCACGCCGCGCTCCGCCCTGGCTCGGTCCCTGGGCAAACAGACGGCCGATGATGTCGGAGCGGCGGCCGCACGCGCTCGCGCAGCGGCGAGCAATGCATCGACGGAAACCGCCGATCGCATCTACAACGTCGCTAAGAGCGCCAAGGTCTCGGTGTCGGAGCTCGAGCACATCGTTGGCCCGGCGCTCGATGTCGGGGGTGAGGCAATCCAGGTGCCTGACCACCTTCGTCCGCTCGTTGACGAACTGCGCGCCATCGGGGATGAGACCACGCAGCGCCAGCTGGCAGCCGGTGTTCTGCCGCACGAGCGCGCCGAGTACCTTCCGCGGCCCCAACTCACCAAACGGGCGCGCACAGCGATTAACCACGATCCCGTGTTAGCTGAGCGCATCGGTGTGCCGCCGACCGAAATCCAGTCGGCATTCGAACAGGGCGGCCACGTCCACGCGCGCACGCTGATGCCCGAGGCGCCAGCGCACCAAGTGGAGCAGGTAATCGGAGGGAAGCTGCGCGATGCCGGCGCACTCAAGGGTCCGCTGTACAACCCGAATGACACAGCGCTGACGCGAGTGGCGGCTCGTCGTGCCCATGCCGAGAGGGCGATCGCTGAGCGCGGGTTCGTCGACGAGCTCGCCAAGATCAAGGACGCTCACGGCTCGCCACTAGTGGCAGTCGCCGGAACGGCGAAAAAGGCGCTAGGGCATGTCGAGTTTGACGCCGGTCCGCTTGGGCGATTGATCGCGCACCCCGACGTGGCTAACGAGATAGCGAAAGTGCGCGACGTCATCACCAACGACGAGGCGCTCAAGGAGTTCCACGGGTTGCTGGGCAAGCTCGGAACGCTCTGGAAGGGCTATGCGACAGTCCCCGTAGTCGGCGGCGTGGGCTTCCACGCCCGCAACGCCGAGGGCAACATCTTTAACAACTTCCTCGCCGGTGTGAAGAACCCTCGGGACTATGCCCAGGCGGCCAAGATCCAAGCTATGGCGCACAAGGGCGGCGTCGAAGCGTTGTCGTTAGCGGACCGCAAGATCTTCGAACTGGCGAAGAAGCATGGTGTTATCGAGGAGGGCTTCCTCGCTACCGACCTGGGGACCGGCGCCGGCGCAAAGCTCACGCGCGTCGCAAAGGGTCAGAAGCTCAAGAACGTCGGCCGCGCTGTCAACCTCGGATCTACCGAGAACGCCCTGATGCGGTCAGGTCGATCGGTCGGCTCAGCAGTTGAAACAAACGCTCGCCTTGCGCATTTCATCTCGAAGCTCAAGACGCTGGGCTCTGCGGATGAGGCAGCGCGCTCGGTCAAGAAGTACTTGTTCGACTACGGCGATCTCACCGCTACCGAACGCTCCCTGAAACGGGCGATTCCGTTTTGGACCTTCATGAGAAAGAACGCTCCGCTGCAGGGTGCATCCTTTGCGCGCCAGCCCGGCAAGTTCACGGCCGTGGCGCACGCCTATCAGGAACTCACGGCCGCCGGCGGAGGCACCGCCAACGTCGAGAAGTTCCGCCAGTACGCCGTCGATCAGGGTGGCGTCCCGGTCAAAATCGGCAACGACTGGTACCTGCTCGGCGCTCAGCTGCCCGGCACCGCGCCGGTCGAGGACCTCGCTCCGGGGTGGAAGTCCGTGTTCTCGATGCTCGGCGGGCCTGTTGTTTC